TGAATCGGTAACGATCGGAATACCGTTAAAGTCAATAGCAGTCCAGCCGCCTTCTAACTTCGTGGTATTCACAAACCGTTTATCGGACCGGAGCGCATTGACATATGTTCTGCGGATCGGGCGAGTGGTCATGATCAAGTCAACCTTCCCGCCGTTATCAGCGACATCATCAACAACCTGGTCCATGAGGTCCTCTGTTATCGGTCTTCGTGTAGCTTCAACAATTCCAGAGGTCCGCGGGGTTCCGCTCTCTTTAACAACAGCCTTCCACTCTGGATAAGTGTTCATATCAATCTGACCAAGTGTATAGTCCCCGGCAGGAGTGCCGTCGGTATTCCACCAATCAGCGTCCTCCGGACTGTTGCCGTCATCAACGATCAGCCGTAGCCCGTTGATCTCTTTGGCGCTGCTTCCGTTGTTGCTCCCACTAGCGACATACGCTGAACCATGATGACATAGCAAGTCACCAGTAACAGCGCTTGTGAACACGCCGCCGTCAAACGGGACAGAAGTTGCCGTAGCAGCTCCGTTCACCAAAGCTTGAGTGCCACTATCCAACGGCCGTAAGGTTGCATAGTCATCAACCGTTAACGCCTGGATCGGCTGATTATCAGGAAGATACTTGTTCGCGTCCCAGTAAAGTCCTGCAACGGTCAAAGGCGTGGTAACGGTATCACTGTTAAAAACAGCAACCGCACCAGTTGAATCGCCGAACAGCTGACGGTTAAAGTCTTTCTTTACGTCCAGAACAAGACCTTTAATATTCGCGTCAACCGCTTTAGCGAACGCACCCTTATCGTTCTTGGAAGCCTTGATAGTCGGGCCTGACACTGAAAACCGGCCGTAGTTATATTTGATCTTCCATTTGGATTCAACATAACCCTGCTGCCCGGCAGTCGGTAAGCTTCCGCTATCCGCCCTTGCACCAACACCAAGATTTCTGGTCATATGTGTTGGGATAACACCGTATTTACCAGATAAGTCTTTAGTGTTCCGCGCGAGCTTCTGTAGCATGATCGTCACGTTGTTTAACTGTTCCCGGATCGGGCCCAGGTAAACTTCTTTTAATACCGCGTCATAATTACTCATAGTCTGCATAACTGTTTCCCCCTTAAAAATTTATTTTGGATCTTATTCTTTCTGTCTTGAAATAAACTCTTCTGCCGCCTCACGTGTGTTCTGCCCCAGCACCAACTTAGTGCCTTTCAACGGAGCAACACCACCGCCGGCGCCTTCCGCCCCTCTTGCCCCACGTTTCTTAGCGCTATCAAGAAACTCTTTTTCATAAACCGCACGACGCTTCATTTCAAGGCCATGCGATTGCTTACTCAAAGCATTAATATCCGCTTTCGGGTCCGTGGCCAATATCGCAAGAACGTTGATCTCGTTCAAGAGTGGGAAGTCCTTTTTAGCTTGGACTAGCTCTTCATCGATCCGCTTCTGCTCGGAAGCGACCTCTTCGCCAAACTTGGTTTTCTTGTCCAGTTCATTCCTCTCCGCTAACTGTTCTTGGATCGTTTTCAAGTCTTTTTTAACCCGGCCAAAATCATCAAGTTCCAAGTCCTCTTCCGCCGACTTCGCTGCCGCTTCATCTGCTTTGGATTTTTCTATTGCGGCCTTTTGTTCTGCTATCCAAGCTTCGGCTGACGCGTTCGCTAACTCCTGGGCTTTTGTTTCAACCTGTTCGTTGTATTTCCCTTTTTCCTGCGCCAGATACCTTCCCTGTTGAGCGAAATCAATAATCTTACTCAACGGAAGTTCTTCCTCCACTCCGTTTACCATGATCTTGTGCATAACCTCGTCGCCAACGCCCGGATTCCCTTCGGCTGGGTTAGAAGGTATTTCTTCTCCGCCTCCGGCTCCTCCTGGATTAGTTGGATCAATTCCTTCTGTCATCGTTTAGCTCCTTCTTTTTTTCAACTTCCCTTGCGGGATTAGTTGTTTACCTCGATCTTAACTCGGCGATATCCCGCTCCCCTGTAAAGGCGTTCCTCTGTTCTGCCCTTCCATCGGGGTCCCTCTCATGCTTCCAGGGGCGCCACCTTGCGCTCCACCGGGTTGCGCTCCGCCGGCTGATTGTGCAATCTCATCAATTACCATTCGGACCTGACTGACTGCACCCGCAAGCTTCTCTGCCAATTCAGGATCATCTTCACTGACCCTTTTAACAACGACCTCCATCAACTTCATCGCTGTTTCCATCGGCGGCGCTCCACCTGGTCCGCCACCGGCGCCTTGCGCTCCGCCAGCTGCTCCACCTGGGGCTTCACCTTGCGCTCCGCCAAGACCGCCCCTACTTTTTATCAAATTCCCTACTGCCTGTTCTGTCGCTTCTGCCATATCATCACCACCCTTTCAATTTATTTAATTTTTTTCCTGTCCACCGGCAAGACGTTCCTTAGTGAGCTCTTTCAATCTTTCGTTCTCTTTCTTGCCCTTGTCATCGTCGTCATCTTCCTGGACTGTCCGCTTAGAGATACCGATCTTCTGAACCTCGATATCATAATTCCCTTCCTCTTCCTTGCCCTTTGTACTCCGTAAACTGAACCCCTTGACCTCCGCGTCCACCAGCAAAGTCAACTTATCTCCGGGCTTTTTACCCTTGAGCGCGGTTAACTGTTTTGTTGACAGATACAAGGTTGGATAATATTTCTCGTTTTTTTTAGGAGATTCAACCCCGGCCAACCCCTCGTTCTTTTCTCCAACGTCGATCATTTTCACTTTTACCATTTTCCTATCCTCCTTTAGTTCTTTGAAGTTACGGGAAGCCCCGCAACGCGCGGGAAGCTCTTCATCATCTTCTCAAAGTTTAATATCGGCCAAGTCTGCGGCTTTCCATCTAACATGACCAACACCGGATCGTACCGGCCTTCTCCGCATTGAGGGCAGCCGGGAAGTTCAGTCTTTTCATAGACAAGGCTGCAACTCACGCACCTGACCTTTACGTTCTGCATTAAACTGCTCCTTTCGGCGGAGCGTTCCCCGGTTGTTTCACCGGCGGCATATTCCCCGGTTGTGGCGGGGCGATGAAGTCCTGATGTCTTTTCCGATGATCGCCAAACATCTGCTTGATCTCTGGGGATAGTTCCATAAACTCTTTCTTTTTCATGAACGCTTCATGCGTTTCAAGATGGACCTCATGATCTTGGTACGGATAAACTTCATGGGATTGACCGGCTTTCATGCCTTCGTTCTCCTCTTCGGCCTGGACACGATCGGCGGCCTCCTCTGAATACATATCGTCTATCCCGCTCAACTCCAACAACCGCAACGCCCGCTTGTTGGTAGCCTTATCACTTCTAGGGCCGAGCATACCCAGCTTATAAATCTCTAGGGTAAACGCTTGCTTTGCCGCTAACGTTGTTGGGAATGATGACCCGGCCTCAACGACAAGCCTTGCCCCGCGTGGGATAGTCCCCTCATCGATAACCTTATCCGTTTCTTTATCAATCACTCTTTTTTTATAGGTTGAAGTCCGTACTTCACCGTGTTCACCGGTTATCGTCAACTTCCGGTCCTCAAGGTAGTTCTGTTCAGTGATCGCCAACATCATATTCCCCAGGGTTTCCAACGCTCTTTCGTAGTTGCGTGAAACATCGCCGATGATAGTATCGTCCTGCTCTTGTAGATAATTGATGGCGACCCCAGCAGTTACGCCCGGAGGGGTCTGCCCTTTAGAGATTTCATGTTGAGAAGTTACGTTCGCAAAATCTATCGCGTAAATTTTAGTTAACCCGTTGATAACATAGTTCGGGATCGAAGGCGGATAAAGCCATTCAGGTTTATAGCCACCGGTAAGCTGCGGGTCCCAGGGTACGTTCTCCCCTGGCTCTGACGTAACGTTATCCACGCCGCACCCGTCCGGCAATAATAGTTTAGGTTTAGAGGTCAATCGTTCACTCTCTCGGATATGACTTAAAAGCTCGTTCTTCGCTTTTTGGATTGGAATCTCATCTTCGATATTCGCCCGTCCCCAAATCCGGCCCGGTACTTTCATGTCATAGATCGGAACGATCGGGATAAACGGATCCTCGTTCCCAAGCCATTTATACGGCAGATCAACGTGTTCAAGTAGTTTATCGCCGGCAACCACAATCTTCTGGCCTTGAGGGAACCGTTTGCACGGGTAAAGCCAAAGCTCCTTTAATATCGCGCACTTCTCGCTCTTCTCTTCTGTTTGTATTCCGCCCTGGCTCGTTGTACCGATCATGCCCTGTATCTTCCGCCAGAAACTATCAGAGATAGAAGTGTCCTTTTCCTCTGTTACTTCGCCGCCTTTGTCCGGGTAACGGTTCCGGATATACTCAAGGGTCCTCGTCCTGAAATGTAGCATTCCCCGTACGTCCTTCCACTTCCGCGCGTCCGGCGGATCAAAAACTATTTCGAACGGACTGCAAGCTTCAAGGCCCAACTCACCATCACGCCATTTAATTTCTTGACCTTCTGCGTCTATCTTGCTCCGCTCCTCGCCGACGGTAGTGTCCCAATACGGTTTCAAGAATCCTGTCCCGCAACTCAAGGCATAACCTTTGCCTTCCTTTAATTCTGTTTCCAGGTCTATGTCCGGCGATGACCACCAAAACTCGACCAAGTCATTCGCTTCCTTCGCCGCTGCTCGGCTCTTCGTGTCATCACCACCGGCTGAAATGAACAGCTTGGGCCGGTTCTTATTGAGCTTGGCCATCTTCTTTCTGTACGCTGGCATGATATCGTTCGAAACGTGCTTAACCCGCCACGGAGGGACCTTCGGCTCATAAAGCTTCTTTAGCCGGCCGGACCACTCCACCCACTGCTGGCCGAGTAAAAAGGAAAGGTTTATGTACCACTGTTTCTCATGGACGTATTTCTTGTTCCGTAGCTCAAAAATCTTTTTAACCATCTGGACAAAATCGTTATCGTCCATTTTCTCCATAGTCTGCTCTTCATTCGGCTTCTTGCCAAACACCTGGCCGACCTTATCAATCGTGTCTTTAATTAACGGCATTTATGATTCCTCGTCCTCAACGGACAGCCCTTGTTTCCTTTGGCTTTGAACGTATTCTTTGCGATCACTCAAAGATTTTGTCTTAACCATGACCGGCTCTTTAGGCGTCCTCAAGTCTTTCAAGTCTTTCGCCATTAACCGGTCCAGGAGTTCCGTTTGCATTTTCGCGTAACGTATCTCTTTGAAAATAATCAGGACCGCTTGGTAAACGATCACCGATATCAGGACAGTTATAATACCTAAGAATAAATTAGCAGTTATCATCCGGGGTCCCACCCTTTCTTTCTTTCATCCATCTGCGCTAACCGGCTCTGCATTCTTGCCTGTAACCCGACCGTTTCAGGCGGCGGTTTAGCAGCCGGCGCTTTAGGGTTCTTCAAGATAAAGTACTTCCAATCGTCCCAGGCATGGTTATTTTTATCGGCCAACGTTTCCTTTACTCCACGCTTCTGACCGATCTGCTCGGAGTATTCGTCCCATCGTAACGCTTCCCCAAACTCCCACCTCTGCATTTTACAGAGCGGTGAAAGGAAAACCTTACCAGCTAGGATTAAATCTCTGGTCCGCTCTCGCGCGTCAACGTCGTGGCCCTTAACACCGGGGATCAGGCGAATGCCTTGTTGTTTGAAAAGAAGCGCGCGACTGATAGGGTTCCCGCGTTTGATCTCCTGATCCTCTGCCCAGAGTTGCGGGTCTGCAACGATCCACTCACAACGATCAAGTAACTCCCGCTGGCCTTTAGCTTTCATCCAGTCCGCCATATCCTCGACTGATGATCGTTCATACAGTTCAGCGACACTGTAATATCTGCCGGCGAAGTCCACTGCGTAGAAATGACAGCTCGAAGGTTTACGTGGATGGTTATCAATCGAAGCGTACACCTTCCAGCCGGGCGGTACCTTGATCGGATCCTGAACCTCGATCGTTGACGAATTGGCCCGGTACCACGGAAGCCACAGCTCACCGCCTGAAACCTCATAATCAATATCCAGCTCTTGCGCCATCTCCAACGGGGTCTTCCGTTCCTTCTGCTTTTCATACCAGGCTTGGTCCTTGAGCGGATGGTCCTTCCAGTGGAGTGAGATAGTTTTAATGACGCTATTAAACTTTAGGTCCGCAAACTTGTTATTCTTACCCTTCGGCGTTGATACCGGGAACCTTGATGTCGTCGCTTCACTTGAGGCGGTCCATGAGGAAGAGGCGAATGGCCAGAACGCAAACTCGTCCATGTCAACGACCGAGTACCGGCCTTGCCTTGAGAATTCAGGGTTGGCCGATTCACCGCTGATCGCGTTCCCGTTAACAGGGTTCTTTAACAAGAGAGCGCTCCGATGTTTGTCTTTATCAAACTCCGGTAAGAACCATTTCGGCAATCGCTTAAGCAGATAATCCAGCTTCCAGAACAGACAATCAGGCTCGCCGTACTTGTCCACTTTATCCTGCGTTCGGCTGCCGAGTAGCGCGTGAAACCCATCAGCGAACAGCCATTTATGAAGGTCCCAAGCCAGATAACTCCACGTAACGCCCATGTCCCTGGACTTGTCCGTCAATCCATCTTCCTGATTCGTGTACCGTTCATCACGCCAGTCCAGATAATTCTCTTGGACCGGGTAAAGGATAAACGGGAAATGATGAGGCGCGCGGTTAGGCCGGGGATCGAACGTCCAGCAGAAGTTATTGATAAAATACTTCACGTCACGCCGGCAGAGTTCCTTTGCAATAACTCTCGCCTCTCGGTCCTCTTCGCAAAGGTTTATCAACTTAACTCGGTCCTGTAATTTTTGCTTGTAAGTGCTTGACCAGCTCATTTACCGACGCCACCCCCACATCAATTGTCATTTTCACCGGTTGATCTGGATCGCCTTTATGCTCAACTTCCTTTTTATCGGCGATGAGTTTCTTCATAAGAGCGATTAAGACTTTATCGCTTGAGTACGCGCGGCGGACAAAATGCTGGACTATGCTTTCTCGCCCATCTTCGTCCTCAACGACCTTGAGCGCTTCCGTTAATTCGTTGAAAAGACTTTTGCTGCCTTTAGGACGACCTTTAGGGTTAGCGTTGTTGCCGGCTTCAAACATAGATTATTTCCTGGTTGTAATCATCCTTCTACACTACGCTAAAAGTTACTATTTGCTACATTCCCTACTTGCATTTACCTATGAAAAATAGTATCATTTAGAGGCAATCGATTGAGGTATAAAAGTGGTCAACTATCGCCCTATCTTCAAAACAGTCCCGCGTGTAACGCTGCACGAAAGACGTCCCCGAAAACCTCGATGGTGGGGAGCGGTAAGACAAAGAGTGCTAAAGCGCGATAACTTCGAGTGTCAAATGTGCCATCAAAAAGATACAAGATTAGACATCCATCACATCAATTCTTTATTTTCAGGCGGGACACATCAAATTGGAAACCTTATCGCCCTTTGCCGTCCTTGCCACAGGAAACTACAAAGTTTAGACAATAAACCCAAAGAAGTAGAAAAAGTCAATCGTTATCGTGCTACTAAAAGCTGTAAGCTGGGCCCCTTAACAAATCCTCATGAAACTCTGCTAGATGTTATCTGCCACGGGTTTTAATCTAATTTCTGACGTTCAACTCTCCGCATTTTATATATAGCCCGATGACAGAGCTGACGAACCGTACCTTCTGGCTTCCCAAGCAGTACAGCTATTTGCTTGAAAGACTTCAATCCCTTTTTAATCGTACGGCAATAAAAACGGAAGCGTAATCTAATAACTTTTTTTTCTATATTGGATATGTCACGAAACAACCATCGAACCTGGTTCTCGGCCGGATTCACCTCATCGAAAAGGTCATAGGCTGCTAATTCTCGA